GCTATCAAGCTCATGGACGATGCTGACGTACCGATGGACGGACGAGTTCTCGTAATTCCTCCTGCCGCTCGTAAGTCAATCATGGGCATTGATCGTTACGTGTCTTCCGACTTTGTTGGTGGCCGTGGCGTTGAGTCTGGTCTGATCGGTAACCTGTACGGCGTAGACGTTTACGTTTCTAGCAACGCTCCTACTCTGGAGACTGCGGCTCAAAACGCTGGCGGTTCTATTGACGTTCGTGGTTGCTTGTTTTTCCACAAGGACGCTCTGGTTATGGCAGAGCAACTGGCTGTACGCTCTCAGACACAGTACAAGCAGGAATACCTGTCTACGCTGTTCACGTCTGACACTCTGTACGGTGTTGAGACTTACCGTCCTGAAGCTGGCTTCATCATCGCCATCGCTGACGAGTAAGCTACTCTCTCTGGGGGTCGCAATGGCCCCCTTTTCCTTTTGCTCGTTTTTCTTGGAGTAGGTAATGGCAACCACGATTAAACTAAAAAACGGATCAGGAGCGCCTACGGCTGGTGATCTAGTCCAAGGCGAACCTGCGTTTGATCTGACTAACAAGAGACTGTACACAGAAGACTCTGGTGGTACAGTTATTGAAATTGGTACAACACCAACATCTCTGAACACCACAGGCACAGTTACGTTTGGTAATTTGTCTGATGGTACAATTACAGTTACAGCGTTTGTTGACGAAGACAACATGGCGTCTGACAGCGCAACTCTTATTCCTACACAGCAATCTGTAAAGGCTTACGTTGACTCACAAGTTGCTTCAGCCGACACACTGGCAGAGCTTACAGACACTAACATTACGACACCCGCTGATGGCGCATTGTTGTTCTACGATACTGGTACGTCCAAGTGGATTGATAACGTAGTATCAGGCGACATAACGATTGCTGACACAGGGGTAGCCGCTATTGGCTCTGGTGTCATTGTTAACGCAGATATTAATGCTAGCGCCGCTATAAGCGTTTCTAAGACAGCTTTGGTAGATGGCACTGGTCTTACCCTTACTGGCAATACTTTGTCTGTAGACGCTTCTCAGACACAGATAACAGCAGTAGGCACGATTGCTACAGGTACTTGGCAAGGTACGGCTATTGCAGATGCTTACGTTGCTGACAACCTGACTATTTCTGGTGGCACTGTAGACAACAGTGTTATCGGTGGTACAACAGCGGCGGCTGGTACGTTTACGGATCTGACAGCATCAGGCACGTTGACCCTTGGTGGTACAGCGGTAACGTCTACAGCGGCAGAGTTAAACATTCTTGATGGTGTTACTAGCACTGCGGCAGAAATCAATCTGTTAGACGGTGTTACAGCTACGACGGCAGAGCTTAACTATCTTGACGTTACGACAGTCGGATCAACAGAAGCATCTAAGGCTGTTACAACAGATGCTAACGGAGTCGTGACGTTTAACGATGGTGTATCAGAGAAGTACGAAGCTGTTACGTCTACCACCAACTCTACGACTGTAGATCTTCAGACTAGCACAAACTTTAGCCACACGCTAACAGAGAACACTACGTTTACGTTTAGTAATCCAGCGTCTAGCGGCAATGTATCGTCGTTTACTCTGAAGATTGTGCAGGACGCTAGTGCATCTGGTTACACGGTAACGTGGCCTACATCAGTAGATTGGTCTAGTGCTACAGCACCTACGTTGACAGCTACGGCATCAGCGGTTGATTACTTTGTGTTTATTACCCATGACGGTGGTAGTAACTGGTACGGGTTTACAGCGGGGCAAGCGTTCGGATGAGTCTAGCTTCTAGAAAGTTAATTCAGGCTACTGCTGGTGCCGCTGGTGCCGCTGACACTGGTGACGATGACTTTGCCAATGTTGTCCTGTTGCTAGACGGTGATGGTACTAGCGGTGACGCTAACAACACGTTTACTGACTCGTCTACCAACGGCTTTACGGTTACTGAGACTGGCTCTGTAGTACAGGGTAGCTTTAGCCCGTATGGGGATAACTGGTCTAATAGCTTTGGTAGCAACAACTATTACACCGCCGCATCAGACGCCTCGTTTAATTTAGGCACAGGTGACTTTACTGTTGAGGCATGGGTAAATCCTACACAGTACACAACGTTCAATTACATTTGCACTATGTTTGCAACTGGAGGTTTAACGTTTTATGTAACGGGAGGAACTCTTAAAGTAAGGCGTTACTTTGTTGCCGATGTATTAAGCTCTTCAACCATACCTGAAATTGGAGAATGGACGCACGTTGCCGCCACAAGATCAGGAACAACTCTGCGTATTTTTGTAAACGGCGTTCAAACAGCTACTACTACAGACTCTACTAATTATGCTCAAGGAAATTTTGCCGTTGGAAATGACTCAACAAATCAAGCTCCTTGGTACGGCAACATAAGCAATCTTAGGGTTCTTAAAGGCACGGCGCTTTATACTTCAAACTTCACGCCACCAACTTCACCGCTAACAAATATAACTAACACATCAATACTAACGGCGCAGTCAAACCGCTTTGTAGACAATAGCTCTAATGGCCACGCATTAACTATTAATAACACCCCCAAAGTAACCCCGTTCAGTCCGTTTAAAGATGATGACGCAAGAGACATAACGACTGATGGTGGGTCTGCGTATTTTAATGGTACTGTATCCCAAAATAAATTGTATCTTGCGGATGCCACTCCGTTATCCCCAGAAGGAGATGATTTTACTATTGAGGCATGGATTTACACTAAAGGGTCTGCATTTAGCGATTACCAAGGGATATGGATTAAATGGACTGCTGGCAACCAAGAAATATTTTTTAGTTTAGACCCCAGCCTTAAAGTGTATGGTGTTTTGTATATCGGTGGGAACATAAACCTAACATCTACTAATGCAATACAGCCTTATACTTGGAATCACGTTGCGTTTACAAGAAACGGAACTACGCTGACATTGTGGATAAATGGAAACAGCGAGGCCACCGCAACGGCATCTGGAACAGTTATAAACGATACAGATCCTGTGTACGTAGGAAATTATCAAATAACTGGTTTCTACGAATTTAACGGCTACATTAGTGACGTTAGGTGGGTTAAGGGAACCGCTGTATACACATCTGCATTTACTCTACCTACAGCTCCGCTTACTGCAATAACAAATACAGAAACACTTTTAAGTTTTCAAGACTCTGGCATTTACGACAGATCAGGCATTAATAATGTAGATACTGTTAGCACTGCTCAAATTGACACAGCCGTTACAAAATACGGCACGGGGTCAATAGAGTTTAGTGGCAACACTACAGATAAACTTGTTGTTAGTAGTCCAGAGTTAGTGCTTGGGACAGGAGATTTTACTATTGAGTTTTGGGTTTATTTTAACTCAATTAATGATGGCAATGTTTATACGCTATTAGACGGAAGAACTTCTAGTGATACAACTGCTCTTGTGATAGCTCAAGAATCATCAGGAGCTTGGACTTCTCGTTTAGGTGATTCTACTCTTGTTAATGAAGGGTGGAATTCAGCTACATTTACAACTGGAACGTGGTATCACATAGCAATAACAAGGGAATCTGGCACTACTCGTTATTTTAAAGATGGAACAAAAACAAGCGCAGATTTAAGTGATACAGGAAACTATGATTCAGATACTTACAATATTGGAGGAAGGTACGCGACTTCTGGAAACAGTATAAATGGTTTTATAGACGACTTCCGTATCACTAAAGGCTTAGCCAGATACACCACTAACTTTACACCGCCTACTGCAGCACTACCCAAGTTTTAAGAGGAGACAAATATGTTATTTGTTGAAGTGGCTACTGGAACGCCAAAAACAAAAGTCCAGCTAAGACAAGAAAACAAGCATATGTCTCTGCCTGAAACGTGGACTGATGCAACGCTGGCCGCTTTGGGTGTAGTACGGGTAACTACGGTTGCAAAGCCTGACGTTGGCGAATGGCAAGTGGCTGTCAAGGATGGCGTAGAGCAAGTAGACGGTGTATGGCAGGAGAAGTGGGTAACTCAGGAAATGTTTACGGAGTACACCGAAGAAGTCACAGATGAAGACGGTGTAACAACTACAGTTACCCACACCGTACAGGATCAGATAGACGCCAAGGTAGCCGCTGACAACGCCGCTCTAGAGGCCACAGAACGAGCTACACGGGACAATCTCTTAAAGGCTACAGACCACTACGGGTTGTCTGATGTGTCCATGACAGAGGCTATGACAGCTTACAGACAGGCTCTACGTGACGTACCACAGCAAGCAGGGTTTCCACAGACTATTACGTGGCCTACAAAGCCAGAGTAACCCGTGGATCCTGTATCTCTGGTAGCGATGGCGTCTACTGCGTTCAAAGGTGTACAGGTTCTTGTATCCAAAGGCGCAGAGATAGAACACGTAGCTCAGAAGTTAGGCCATTGGTACACACTTGCAAGTGATTTAAAAGAAGCTGAAAAGGAAATAGAAAATCCTCCACTATTTAAAAAGGTGTTTGACAACAGCTCTGTAGAAGAACAAGCGTTAAACGCCATCATAGCAAAGAAGAAGATAGAGGAGCAGGAAAAGCAAATACGCGAGTTGATCATGTACGCATACGGTGAAGACACGTACAGAGAAATGATGCAGATGCGTCGTGACATAAGAACCAAACGCGAACAAGTGATCTACAAGCAACGAAGAAAGCAAAGACGTATGCTAGATGTATCAGCAATTATTACGGCACTACTTGTGTCTGCTGGGATTATCTGGACCACCGCAAGTATTATACAAGGGGTTTAAAGATGGATGAGTCCGCAAAACAAGTAATTGATGTAATGAGCGTAGGTACTATGCTAGGGGCACTGGGTTCAGTGTTACCACCTGTTGCCGCTTTGTTTACTATTATCTGGACAGGCATACGTATCTGGGAAACCGATACAGTCCAAGGCTTGTTTGAGAAGAAACGAAAGCGTGACGAAAAAGGTCGGTTCGTTAAGGAAGACTGATATGTGGACTGCACTTATTGGCCCTATCGCTGGACTCGCTAAGACTTGGCTAAGTAACAAGCACGAGCAGTCACAAGCCAAACACGTAGCTAAGATGGAAGTCATCAAGAACACTGCTACGTGGGAACAAGAGATGGCGGCGGCTAGTGCAACCTCGTGGAAAGACGAGTGGTTTACTGTGGTACTTTCGATGCCTCTGTTGGCTGTGTGTTACGGAGTTGCTATGGATGACTTGAGTATTATGCAGAGGGTGGGTATGGCTTTTGTTGAGCTAGACAAGTTACCTGATTACTACCAGTACTTGCTCTACGTAGCTGTAACTGCCAGCTTTGGCATACGTGGTGCTGACAAGCTGATGAACCTGAAAAACGGTAAGTAACGTATGGCAATAGACGACTATCCTAAGTTTCCTGAAATAACGCTCAAAAACCCTAGAAGTATTACAACTGGGTTATTTGGCGGTTATTTAGGACAACAAAATCAACTAGAAATGCAGGGTGTTGATGCGTCTGCTTTGTATGGTGCAGGATCAGAGTTTGTTGGATCACAAAATCAAGGAAGCGGCTCTGTTGATATAATGCCGGGACAATTTTTCCCCGGACAAGTAGACTACGGTACTATTCCTTCTGACCTAATTCGTGACGAGATTGCTCAAACTCAGCTATTCAGAGACTTCATTAGTAAATTTGGTGACAAGCTGGAAGGCAAGGGTCAAGCGGCGGCAGATTGGCTAGAGGCTCTGGTTAAGTATGGTTCTGGTGACGCTACGCTAAAGGACATGCAAGAAGTAGACGTTAGTGGTCTAATGGACGTAGAAGGTTTTGAAGACTACTACAACGACATTGTTATTGTACAGGCTCCTACTGACAATCAGTCAATATATAAGATACTAAAGGACGCTGGTTATTCTGACGATGCAATAAACGAAATATCTAGGGCTACAGTTGACAATGAAAATTTTAAAGGCAACAACGTACTTGCGACTATTTTAAGAGACCTTGGCTATGACGCCGATAATTGGGAGGTAAGTCCAGTAGGTGATTCAGGACTTAAAGAGGGAGACAAGTGCGCTACAGTTACTAACGGTCCTTTAGACGGCACAATACAAGGAGGGGAGTGCGTATC